ACGTGTGGGGTTTGCGTGAATATGATGTAGAAAATACAATCATGAAAACACATGATGTCGTCTATAAAGAGTTTCCCAATGAAGCTGAATTACTCATGGACTTTACAGACTTCTGGCGTGGAACCAATTGTCCTGATATCGTAACTGGTTGGAACTGCAGATTCTTTGATATGCCGTATCTAATCAATCGTACAGTTAAAGTTCTTGATAATGAGTTCGTTAAACGCTTCTCACCGTGGGGTCTCATCGATGAACGACCGGTCACTCAGATGGGCCGTACTCAACAAGCATATGACATCAAAGGTATCTCTATTATTGATTACCTTGATCTATTCAAGAAGTTTGGTTACTCCTACGGTGCACAAGAATCATACAAACTTGATCATATTGCTCACGTTGTTCTTGGTGAAAAGAAACTATCGTATGAAGAACATGGTTCTCTACACACATTATATCTCGAAGACTATCAAAAGTTTATTGACTACAACATCAAAGATGTAGAGTTAGTTGATCGTATGGAAGATAAGCTTGGCCTTATTACTCTATGTTTGACTATGGCTTACAAAGGTGGCGTTAACTACAACGATACTTTCGGTACAACCTCGATATGGGATTCAATTATCTATCGTGAATTGTTTGAACAGAAAGTTGCTGTGCCATTCAGCGAAGTTAAAATGAAATCACCGTATCCTGGTGGTTATGTAAAAGATCCACAGGTAGGTCTTCATAAGTGGGTTGTCAGCTTCGATCTAAACTCCCTGTATCCTTCTCTTATTATGCAGTACAACATGTCACCTGAAACGATTATCGAAGGTGAACAATACAATGTTGATATCAAATCGTTACTTGATAAGAAGACTACATTCGAAGGTACTGGCAAATCGATTGGTGGTAATGGGCAAGTCTTTCGAACTGATAAGAAAGGTATCTTACCAGACATCATTGATGGTATGTATACTGAACGTGTTGGAATCAAACGTCAAATGTTGGATGCTCAGCAAGCTCTACAGAATGCTGATAAAGATGATAAACAAACGATATACAGTATCGAACGTGATATTGCTATTGCTGAAAACAGACAGATGGCTATTAAGATTCTTCTAAACTCTCTTTATGGTGCTCTCGGTAATAAGTACTTTCGATTCTTTGATCAACGCATTGCTGAAGCTATTACACTATCTGGTCAGCTATCGATCAAGTGGGCTGAGGTTGCTATTAACGATTACCTCAACAAAGTACTCAAATCAGATAAAGATTATGTCATTGCAATCGATACCGATTCACTCTATGTAAACCTTGATCCATTGGTAGAAGCAGTTAAACCTGCCAATCCTGTAGACTTTCTTGACACTGTTGCACAAAAGAAACTCGAACCAGCTCTTACCGAAGCTTATGCTAATCTATTCAATATGATGGGTGGCATCGAAAACAAAATGGTTATGGGTCGTGAAGTTATTGCTGACACAGGTATATGGACTGCTAAGAAACGTTATATCCTCAATGTGCATGACAACGAAGGTGTACGCTATGCAGAACCTAAGCTAAAAATCATGGGTATTGAAGCTATCAAATCTTCCACCCCCATGCCATGTCGTGATGCTCTTAAATCTATTTTCAAGGTAATCATCGACGGTAGTGAAACAAAGACGCAAGCTGCAATTAAGGATTTCAAAGATTACTTTGTAACACTACCTGCACATGATATTGCATTCCCACGTGGTGTGTCAAAGGTTAAAGAGTACAAAGACAACAACACAATCTACAAGAAAGGTACTCCAATTCACGTTCGTGGTAGCTTGCTCTATAACAAACGCGTTCAAGATCTATCTCTTACGAAGAAGTATTCACCAATCAAGAATGGTGATAAGGTTAAGTTCATCTATCTTCGTAAGCCAAATGTCATTAAGGAAAACGTTATATCGTTTCCTGATTACCTACCAGCTGAATTTGTAATTGATAAATACATCGATTATGACTTACAGTTCCAGAAAACATTCCTTGATCCAATCGAACCAATCCTTGGTGCAATCGGTTGGTCTTCCGAAGAAAAGGCTTCTCTTGAAGACTTTTTTGGATAAAAGGGTTTACATTTACTTAAAACTATGTTATAATATAAAATCTTATTACGGAGAAAACTATGAAAACTGTACAACTACTTAAACTAACCACTGGCGAAGAGATCCTCGGTCGTGTATCTTACGCAGATGGTCTATATAATATTACTATGCCAGTGAATATTGTGCAAGACGACAGCAATATGGGGTTTGAACCATTTATGCCTTATGCGGAAACTGAATCATTTGATTTTAGTGAAGCACATATCGTTCTTGCATGTAATCCTACACCGCCTTTAGCTGAACATTATCTTAAAGCTACTACTGTAGAAGATAAGCCGCTAATTGATACATCGGCTGCACCATCTCAACAAGGGATTATCGTATAATGAGTAATGATTGGGTAAAAGATATTCACGAAATGCAAACTAAATATGGCACTCGTGATTGGGTTAATTCAAACCTTGCACATGATAAGCTTAGAGCATTCTTAGATTTCCGCATGGATTTTATCGAAGAAGAGTTTGAAGAAACTATTAAAGCTGTTTCAATGGATAATGATCCTGAAGAAATCGTTGATGGCCTTATTGATTTATGTGTTGTTGCAATCGGTACTCTTGATGCATTTGGTGTCGATCCTTATGCAGCGTGGGATGCCGTACATGAAGCAAACATGTCAAAGGAAGTTGGTGTAAAACCTTCGCGTCCTAATCCTCTTGGTGTTCCAGATCTAATTAAACCAGAAGGTTGGACTGCACCAAGCCACAAAGGTAATCATGGATTATTTCCAGCTGCAGTTGCAGCCACAAGTTCAATAAAAAATGAAACTAATATGAAGTCTTAAATATGACAATAGCACTGACAATATTTGATAGCATATATGACAACAACACATCTAAGAGAGTTGATTATAATAGCTTTGATCAATTTGAACAGATACTATATAAGTTAGCAAACGAAAAACATTTTAAACAGAAGAAAGATGCCCCTCTGATCTCTCCTGCGACTTACGTTGAAAACTCTAAAAGAGCAAATGCTAACGTAGTCTGTTGGGGAGGTTTTGGCATTGTCGATGTTGATGATTACGTTGGTGATATTGAAGACATTCATAAGCAATACGAAAAGTATCGATATGTTTGTTATTCAACAGCAAGCTCTACCAAAGAGAATCCTAAGTTTCGTTTAGTATTCCCTTTGACTAAGTGGGTTGATAGTGAACAAATCAAACATTTTTGGTATGCTCTAAATAAAGAGATTGGTGATATCGCCGATGCTCAAACCAAAGATTTATCTCGTATGTACTATATTCCAGGGACGTATCTAAACGCATATAACTTTATCTTCTCTCATGAGGGTAAGGTTATGGATCCGGATGAGTTAATGGAAAAGCATCGTTATATCTCTACAAATGATTCATTCTTCGATAGATTGCCACAAGCAATCCGTGATGGTCTAATCCAGCATCGAAAGAGTCAATTGAATAATACAGACTTTAGTTGGTCTAGTTATCGTGATTGCCCTTTTGTGAATAAGCGCCAGGTTGAAGAATATAAGCAATTGAGTGGAACCGGTTGGTACTATAAGATGTATCAAATCATGATCTCTATTGCTAGCAACGCAATGAAAAGAGGTTATCCAATCACCGCTCAAGAGATTGCATATATATGTCGTGATCTTGATAATGATACAGGTGGTTGGTATGGTAAACGCGATCTAACGAAAGAAGCAGATCGTGCAATTGAATATATTTTTAGGAGTAACATATAATGAAAGAAACAAGTAAAAGATTAATTGATAGTTTGTGCCTAGCTTTTGTCACGTCGTATTGTCTAGTATCATTTGTAGAAAGCATCGAATGGACTGATGTCTTATTGGCAATTGGTACCGGTGTATTCACTTATGGTGCGTTTATGTTCTTCATGGCAGCTGATATAGAACGACAATGGCGCCGGAAGCATAACGATGCTGGAACTCATGATTATTACGGTAATAAGATTGAAGAAGAAGATGGAAAAGAATAAACTAGAAAAGTTGTTTGACCGCCTTCGAGAAGAAGGTTGGTTTTGTGGTTGGGCTGAGATGTGTTGCACAAATTGTGCTTGGATGTCTTTACCTGATGAACACGATATTGGTCCATTTAAAGGTCAAGGGATTGATCTTTCCAAATGCTTATTCAACCATGAGCAAGATTGTGAAAGCTGGGATGATGAAGAGTTAGACGAAGAATCGCAAGATGCTGAACTCGAGTATGATCATACTAACTTGTTGAGTTCTGATCAGATGTCTAGTAGTCCTTTCTGCTTTGATGGTCGTAAAGAAGGTGTGAAGAATCTAAAAGCTATTCTACCAATCATTGAAGAGATGGGTTGTACATATCATTGGAATGGTAAAGGCGATCAACGAATTGACATAGACTGGAGTGATAATGACGCGTAACAAATATTGGAGACTATGGGCAAAATCCCTAGGTGAGAAAGTTGGCACTACTGACCGTGAAGCCGATCAAGTAGCTATGATAAGAAGTGTCGTAGTCCTTGTGAATTTTATTACATGTTTCGTTATTATTGCAGGGAATATTCACCAATGGTAAAATTAGGAAGAATCTTTTTGTTATCGTTCCTTGCTACAACTATTGATAATACTGATAATAATTACGGAGTAAGAACATCGATGAGAAGATTTAAAGAATGTAGAGAGGTTACACATGTCTAGATCGCATTTTAAGGGTAAGTACATTCCAAAGAATGTCAACAAGTATACCGGCAATGCTAAACAAATAATCTATCGTAGTAGTTGGGAAAGGCTA